CTACAAGAATACCTTTTAAATCAATAACTTATATATAACTTATTGAATCTACACCTAAAAATAACAGTTTACATTAAATCGAAAATAAGATATAATAGTCTTATAAATTGGAGAGATTGATGAATAGAACTGACTTAATAGCAAAATTACTAGCAAATGAAAACCTAACAGTGGTACAGGAGCCTGTATCTACTGCTTCATTTGATATTAAAAATCGTACATTAAGACTTCCACAGTGGAAGGATATGACTGATGATCTACTAGATATGTTAGTAGGTCATGAAGTTGGTCATGCATTATATACAAATCCAGATGAATACATGAAACCAGAACATAAAGAGATCCCACATTTTCATGGGTATCTTAATGTTATCGAAGACGTGCGTATTGAAAAATTAATGAAACGTAAATATCCAGGTCTTCGTAAAGCATTTAATACTGGTTACAAGCAATTAAATGATAAAGACTTCTTTGGTGTTGCTGAAGCAGACTTTAAGAATATGTTATTGATCGATAAGATCAACTTATATTTCAAAGCTGGTTATAACTGTGGCGTAACTTTTAATGATACTGAAAAAGAATTTGTTAAAAGAGCAGAGTTAACTGAAACAGTTGATGATGTTATTGAGTTGGCAAAAGAGATCTACGGTTATTCAAAACAAGCTCTTGATGATAAAATCGAAGAGATGAAAGCTCAATCAAATGAAGATGACGTAGAATTTGGTGATGAACAACCACAAGAGTCTCAACGTAGTAACATGCAAATGGATTCTGATGACGAGGAAGACACTGATGAAAATGATTCTCAAGAGACATCCACGGCTGAAGAAACTTTAGATGACAACAAAGAAGACGATCTAGAATCTAAGACTGAACGCAAACTTAGAGAAAAAATGGAAGAGGTTGCTGACATTAATACTAGATATGAATACTATACTTTTCCAGATAAAAATAAACTTGATTTAATCGTATCTTATAAGGATATATTCAAAAAAGTTGCTGAAAGCATGAGTCGATATGGTTATGGAACAGATTTTAGTGTTTGTAGTCCAACAGACCTTGAGTATTCAGAAAAATTCAAATTAAATTCTAAAAAAGTTGTTAACTATCTTATCAAAGAATTTGAGATGAAAAAAGCAGCTACTGCTTATAAGAAAGCTAAGATCTCTAAAGTTGGTTCATTGGATATGCGTAAACTTTATCAATACAAACTTAATCCAGATATTTTCAAACAGGTTATGACTTTGCCACAAGGTAAAAATCATGGTATGATTATGTTATTGGATTGGTCTGGTTCTATGAGTGATTGTATACAGCCAACCATCGAACAAGTAATTAATCTTGCTATGTTCTGTAAAGGATCTCAAATACCATTCCAAGTATTTGCATTCACTGATGCATATGGTAATGACGAAACAAGTCCAGATTATCTTAATCGCGATGCAAGATCTCAATTAATTAATCAAAACGAAATTAATATGCTCCATGCTAACTTTAAATTGCTTGAGTTATTCAGTTCTAAAATGACCAATTCAGAATTTAATAAGATGGTTGATATTACAGTATCAAGATACTTTACTTATCAAGATGGATTTAGACTAGGTTCTACTCCATTAAATGAGTCATTGACATACCTTTATAATTATATTCCACAATTCCAACAACAATACAATGTTGAAAAGATGACTCTTATTACTCTTACTGATGGCGATGGTTCTATTCTTAGAAACAAAGATGGTTTCAATATTCGTCGTGGTAGACAAGAGCATATTGATAATACTAAGTATGTGACATTAGTACCATTCTTAACCGATAAAGTAACTAAGAAAAATTATCCATTAGATGATACTGCTATGCAAACAAAATCTCTACTTAGAGCTATCAAAGATCGTTATAATCTTACAACTTTAGGTTTTTACATTACTCAAACTGGTTATCGTAGTATGATTAATGCTATGGATTGTCATGGTATTGAACGTAACTACGGTATGGTTGATGACTTAAAATCAGCAATGAGAAAAAATGGATTTGCAACTCTTAAAAATACTGGTCGTGACGATCTATTCCTTATTCCTATTAATTCAACTAAGATCAAAGATGATAAAGAACTTGAAGTTTCATCTAAAGATTCTGGTTCTAAGATCGCTAGAGAATTTAGTAAAGCTCTTAATACTAAAAAGACTTCACGTATTCTACTCAATCAGTTCATCGGATGGGTGGCCTAATGAAGATATACACCCAGCGCGAGATCGTGAATCCTGGTGCCACCGGGATACCACGGTTTCAAAAGGGTGTAGAATCAACAACTTATGAAAACACTAAGTTATTGATTTTAAATGAAAACAAAACAGTTTACATTAAATCGCAAATAAGATATAATACTACTATAAATTGATGAAAGGCATAAATTATGAAATTTAGTGATGAACAAAAAGCAGCAGTAGAATCAAAGTTATTTGAAATGTACCCAGATGTTAAAACTTCTGGTACAGTATCTAGACAGCAATTAGTATCTGTTGCTGAAGCCTTAAATATAGACCATCCAGTATATCTTATGAAAGCTAAAGTTGGTCGTGGTTTATATGCTATTCCAGTACCAGCAAATGAATCACCTTTAACTGAGGTCAAAAATATCATGAAGCTTGAAACTACATCATTAGTACCTCACGTAGATCCAAACTATGTACCTTTTGGTAACTACAGCGATCTCGAGAAAATTATTAAGACAGGTATCTTCTATCCAACTTATATCTCAGGTCCTACTGGTAATGGTAAATCTACCATGATCGAACAGATCTGTGCTCAACATAGACGAAATCTTATTCGTGTTAACTTAAACATGATGTCAGACGAAGAACAACTTATTGGTGCTAAGACTCTCGAAGATGGTAATGTCAGAGTCGTCGAAGGTCCAGTCTTATTAGCTATGCGAGGTGGACACACATTACTATTAGACGAGATCGATGCCGGTTCAGCTAACACATTGTTATGTTTACAGCCAATTCTCGAAGGCAAACCATATTACTTTAAACTCAAGAACGAGGTGATCGTCCCTGCAGCTGGATTTAATATAATCGCTACAGCAAACACCAAAGGCAAGGGTTCCGATGATGGACGATACATCGGTACCAATATTCTTAACGAAGCATTCTTGGAGCGATTTGCAGTAACTTTTGAACAAGATTATCCAAGTGATAAGATTGAACTTAAGATCATTAAGAATCTTATGACAACCTATAACTGTGTTGATGATGAATTTGCGTCGCTCTTGGTTAAATGGGCTGACGGTATTCGTCGAACATTCGAAGACGGTGGTATCGATGAAACTATTACAACTCGTCGATTGACTCATATCATTCGTGCATTTAGTATCTTTAAGAAACGCGAAAAAGCTATTGAGTTATGCTGTAATCGTTTTGATCGAGCAACTAAAGATGCATTCTTAGATTTGTATAGTAAACTAGCAGATCCAGAACCCGAAGTAGCTCCACTCGATCTTGAACAAATCGCAGATCCAGCACAAGATCCAGTAATGGATAAGGTTAATTCTGTAATTGGTACAGCTGCTCCAGCAACTATAACTGATGCTTATAATGCAGCCACTGCTAATCAAACAGTAACACCTACAACAGCAAATGAGTTTTAATATGTTATCATTCACTGAATTAAAACCTATTCAAAAACAATACGTGGTCTATGTCATGACAAGATTTGACCACGCATTTGATGAGATAACATTAGCAGACATGGAGTTTTACCATACTGAAATGTTGCAAACAAGAAACCAAGGATGTCCTAAGTTAGGGTATCCGAACTGGCTGATAAAACCAGAAAATAAATTATCAAAATCAATTTACAAATTTCCGAAGCCCACTGATTCGGAATTGGAAGACTATTACAGTGGAAAAACCGAGCGAGTCGTTAACCTTAAAAAGTTTTCGCCTCTTTTACAAAACGTGATCAAGGAGTACGGTCTAAAACCGTAATTACATTATGACAATAAAAAAAGCAATTAAAAATTTATTTTACTTTAAATCCAACTCAGTATATAATACTATTATGACAGGTACGGCTCGCGGCAGTCTTATCACGTCATCCGTCAAACGCCGCAACCAAGGAGAAACTATGAGTTTAACATCAAAATTAGCAAAGCATCTTTTAAATGGTAACGAAGTTACTACAGCTGAAATCGAAGGCAAGTTCGGTTTTGCTGATGGTCATTCAGCAGTACGTGACCTACGTAAACAAGGTTATGCAGTTTACGGTAACAAGAAAACCCTTTGGGATGGTTCTGTAACTACTAAGTACCGTATTGGTACTCCAAGTCGTGCAATGGTAGCGGCAGCTTACCGTGCAGCTGGTGCAGATTTATTCTAAGATTTTGGTATTGAGTAAGTCAGTTTGGGGAGGCGCAATGCCTCCTCTCTTTAGAGTTTTCCAAAAGAATTCTAAAGCGAGGAGATATTATGGCACTAAGTGAAAAACTATTTGATAAATTAATTGACTCACAAAGCCCTGACTGTAAGGGTGGTAGAAAATTTGATGGAGGTAAACTACAATATGGTTTATTACCTCCACTTGCTTTACGTGAAATCGTTAAAGTGTTAACATTTGGAGCAGAAAAATATGAACCAGATAACTGGAGACGAGTACCAGACGGTCCTCGTAGATATTTTGATGCAGCACAAAGACATCTATGGGCTTATAAAATTGGAGAAGTAAATGATCCAGAGACTGGTGTTAGTCACTTAGCACATGCGTTATGTTGTATTATGTTTATGTTAGATCTTGATGAAAGTGAGTATGAAGAATGAGTAAGAAAAGTAAAAATAAAATGAAAGCTTGGCGTCGTATGTCTAAAAAATATTGGGACGAAGAGAAACAATTATGGGTTCGTCAAGGTCGTCAATTAAAAATGTTTACTGTGGGCTACGATGGTAAAAAAGGAGCGCATGGTTTACTTGACAATTTAATTAAAAGATTACCTGATGTATCAACAACGCTTAAACATTATGAGAAAAAGGTGAAGACAAATGAAACTAAGTAAAGAAACACTAGCGCTAATTAAAAACTATGCATCAATCAATAGCAATTTATTATTAAAAGCTGGTAATAAGTTATCTACCATCGCTGTTGGTAATACTATTATGTCAACTGTTACGGTACCAGAAACATTCTCATCTGAGTTTGGTATCTATGATGTGAATGAATTCTTAGGTGCTTTATCATTATTTGAAGATCCAGATCTTGAATTCTCTGAAAAATATGTAACTATCAGTCAAGGTAAGGGTTCTATCAAGTATTTTGCTGCAGCAGAATCAGCAATGGTAACTCCTAAAAAAGATATTACATTCCCTGATGCAGAGATCAATTTTACTTTAGAATCTTCTATCTATTCTATGATTCTTAAAACTGCTCCATTGCTTAAATCGTCTGATGTTTCATTTATTGGCGATGGATCTACTATTTCAGTAGTTGTAGTTGATAAGAAAAATCAAACTGGTAATGCCTATAATTATACATTAGGTACTACCACATCTAAGTTTAAAGTTAATCTAAAGATCGATAATCTTAAGATGTTACCTGGAGATTATGATGTATCGATCTCTTCTAAAAAGATCTCTAGATTTAAATCTAAAACATCTGATTTAGTTTATTATGTTGCAGTTGAGGCAGATTCTACGTTTGAAGTATAATGGATCCAATCCTAATACCAACTTGGATTGCGACTATAATGATGACTTACTCATCTACAGTTGCAGATTTCAGGCAAAATGCTAAATATAGTTTTGTAATAGATACTGATCATACAGTAGTAGTTATGAATTCACAAACTGGTAAGATGTGGCGTTGTGAAAAAGATTTGAAATGTGAAGAACCAAAAGAGTAATTATATTATGGAGTTATTATGCAAGAATATTTATGGGTTGAGAAGTATCGTCCTCAAAAGATCGATGATTGTGTTTTACCAGAATCTCTAAAGAAAACATTCAAAGAGTTCATCGCAACAGGTGAACTTCCTAATTTCCTATTTTGTGGTACTGCTGGCGTTGGTAAAACTACCGTTGCTAAAGCGTTATGTAATGAGATAGGAGCTGAGTATCTACTTATTAACGGTTCAGAGGAATCTGGTATCGATATACTTCGAACTAAGATTAAATCCTTTGCATCAACCGTATCCCTCACTGATTCTAAAAAGGTAGTTATCCTTGACGAGGCTGATTATCTAAATCCAAATTCAACACAACCAGCTTTAAGAGCATTTATCGAAGAGTTCAGTAATAATTGTCGATTCATATTTACTTGTAATTATAAGAATCGTATTATCGAACCTCTTCATTCAAGATGTTCTGTTGTTGAATTTAAGATTGAGAACAAAGAAAAACCAGAGATCGCAGCATCATTCTTTAAGCGATTAAATTATATTCTTAAGACTGAGAATATTGAGTTCGATCCTAAGATCGTAGCAGAACTAGTTCAAAAACATTTTCCAGACTATCGTCGTATCCTAAATGAATTACAAAGATATTCAGTATCTGGTAAGATCGATTCAGGTATCCTATTAAATGTAAACGAAGAATCCTTTAAAGAACTTATTAAACATATGAAGGATAAGAATTTTACTGAAGTTAGAAAATGGGTAGCTAAGAACTCAGATGCAGATTCTATAAATATATTTAGACAGTTATATGATACTGCATCAGTAAATCTTGAGCAAGCAAGTATTCCTCAATTAGTTTTAATCTTAGCTGATTATCAATACAAAGCAGCTTTCGTTGCTGATCATGAATTAAATCTCATGGCAGCTCTTACAGAGGTAATGTCATCATGCAAGATGAAATAATAAAAGATGAGTATGACTCAGAAGATTGGGACAAAGCAGTCTATCTAGTGGATCGCGGATTTATTAAATCTGATTCTACTGTAGATAAACATGATAATATACGTCAAACAGCTATAGCTATTCATAATGTTAAGATGCGTAGTTATGACGAGTATATCAAAAATGGCGGCAAACCTGCATTCGAAGGAAAAGGATAATGTCAATTTTTATCGTCGGTATGGTAATAGGTTTAATAGCTGGTTGGATGCTACTTAGAGCTTTAATTAATCATAAGCTAAAAATAATGCTTGATAGTATTGCTAATTCTCCAGTAGATGAATACAAAAAGATCGATCTCGATTTTATAAAAAAAGATGATATAATCTATTGTTATAATCGGGATGGAGATGTATTCTTGGCTTGGGGTACTACAAAGCAAGAGATTATGGATGTATTAAGCAAGAAATTTCCAGGTACCCGATTCATGGCTAGACCAGATAACCTAAAAGAGGTAGGTCTGGAGGCGGCTGAATGAGTCCATTTGACTTTCTTAATGCAATAAACGATAGTAAAAAGAACTTATTTGAAGATCCACAAGCAGACAAGGATTATAATTCTTTTATAATCAATAAGGGACTATCCTATTTTCCAGATACAGTTCTTTATGGTAACGAGATGAACAGAAACTCAGCTATTCCTAAAAAATGGCAGTTTGACTTCTTAGTAAACTCAATACCTAAGAAAAGAAGATTCAGCAAATGGCATAAAAAGGATGACTTAGGAGAACTTATAGAGCTAGTCATGAAGCACTATAAATATTCTAAGCAAAAGGCTTATGAAGTTATTAGTCTTCTTAAACCTGAGCAGATAGAAGATATTCGCCGACAGTACGATACTGGCGGTAGAAACTCCTAAGCTTATAAATATATCATGTAAAACTATAATAACGAAAGTGAAGATATTATGTCTATAGCAATGGTGTATTATGATTGGACACCAGATGCAATGTTAGAAGTTGACTTGATCGAACCAGATAACTTCCTCAAAGTCAGAGAAACTCTAACCCGTATCGGTATAGCGTCTAGAAAAGATAAGAAGCTATTCCAGTCATGTCACATACTACATAAACAAGGAAAGTACTTTATTGTACATTTCAAAGAATTATTTGCCTTAGATGGTAAGGAATCTGACATCTCCATGTCCGATATCGAGAGACGCAATGTGATTGCTGAACTCCTTCAAGACTGGGGTCTTTTAAAAATCCTTGATAAATCTAAAGCAGAACCAAAAGCGTCTCTATCTCAGATCAAAGTTGTTTCATATAAAGAAAAATCTGAGTGGGAACTAGTACCAAAATATAATATTGGTGGGATTAAACGAACTATAAAGGAATAGATTATGGCTTTGAATATAGAATTGGAAGTATCTGAAGTTAATACAGTACTAGCAGCATTAGGCAAATATGATGAAAGTATTAATGCTTTATCTTTAAAGATTAAAAACCAAGGCGATTTGCAATTAGCTGAAAGAGTTAAAAATGCAAATGATGCTATGGCAGAAGTTGTAGAAACAGGGCAACAATAATCCAAGAATTACGTAATTTTAATACTTTTAATTAACACCCCGGTGCAAGTATTAAATAAGTAGTCATGTACATTAAATAGTTTTAATTATATAATGTACGTATATAGTTGGTAACAATTATATGTTGTATAGGCCTCAAGGTGGACCTTTGAAATAATCGAGTAAAAGACTGTTTCATCTCTACTGATATGAGTTTATAAACGCATCATCTTATAAACAAAGGAGAACTACTATGTGGACAAAACCAGCTGCTACTGAAATGCGCTTCGGTTTCGAAGTTACAATGTACGTAATGAATAAGTAATTATTCAGTGTACACTAAAAAGGGGATCTTCGGGTCCCTTTTTTATTATAAAACAGTTTACAATAAATCGATTTTATGATATAATGTATCTATAAAATTGTATAAGGAGATGCCAAAATAGCTATACCAAATAAAAAATTCAGACCAAAACAGACAGAATCCAAACAAGGATTATATGTCGATGTCCATGAAGGACAATTCGAAAAAGCTTTTAGAAAATTCAGAAACAAGGTTCAGGATTCAGGTCTTCTGATCGAGATCAGAGATCGTATGGAATACGAGAAACCATGTACTGCTCGTAAAAAAGCCAAAAATCAGGCTAGAAAACGTTGGTTGAAAAAATTAGCATCTACTCAGATGCCTAAAAAATTATATTAAGGAGAACGTATGGGTAACCGTGATAAGAAAAAAGAATCCAAGGGCCGTCCAAAAAAGGATAAAAAGTAATGGTAGCAAAAAATGATATTACAGGCGATAGTATCATATCAAGGGCAAATTCAAAGGCTTATGAAGAGAATCTTGATAAGATCTTTGGAGAAGAACGTCAAAAGCGTTTAGAAGAAAAAAAGAAAGCCGATGCTGAATATTGGGCAAAGGTAAAAGCAGAAACGGAGGCTAGATTAAATGGATGATTGGGAAACCGTTTCAACTACAAAGCCAGATGGAGGAATATCTGTAGCTAATGGTGAAGGCTTAGGTATATCTGATAAGCCTCAGAATGGCGATCAAAGATTAAATAATGTAGGTAAACTTGAATCATATTATGAAGGAGAATGGATTGTCAAAGAAACGTGATGATATGCCTCGACTAGATGTCGAGAAAGCAGTTAATGCTCCAATTTTTGGAGGTAACAGGTACCTAATGGTTTTGGAAGCCGCACGCCGAGCTAGAATTATTAGTAAACGTAGAGATGGTCTAGATCGTAAAAACGAAAAATTAAACTTTTATGGCTATAAACCATTAAATCAAGCTATAAAAGATATTATTGACGAACAAGAAGTATAGGTATATACTGACATATACTAAGTGGCATATAAATTTTCAAGTGTGTTTCAATAAATAATTATAGAAACAATTAAGGAGATTTAAATGAAAACATTAGTATTACTTGTAACTTTATTTTTTGGTATGACTGCACAGGCAGCTGATGCTGAAATAAAAAACAATCAGCAAGTTTCTAGACGACCATATGCTCAAGTACCAGCTCCAAAGGCTGAAACATTTGAAGGCGATGTGGTTAGTAAAGAAGAAGAAGCTACTGAAGAAAAACATAAGACATTACGTCTTCATCAATTAGGTCGCAGACCATACGCAGAAAAGAATACAGACTAAGTATACTTAGGGTTTTGTGAGGTTCCCTCCTAATAAATAACCTCACATGTTGTATAAATAGTATTGCCTATGCCTTCGGGGTAGGTATTTTGTTAAACTCGCTTAAATAAGGAGAAAATATATGCGAACTACAAATGTATCATTCGGCCCTATCTGGCCACAAACTATTGGTTTTGAAAGTATGCTAAGAGAGATCGATGAGATGCTCACTGCACCGCTTAATAGCCAATCATTCCCACCTCATAACATTATTAAAGTAGACGAGTATCAATACATCGTTGAATTAGCAATTGCTGGCTTTAATAAGAAAGAGGTAACTATCACCCTTAAAGATGGACTACTAGAGATCAAAGGACAAAAAAATCCTGACGATACAGAAGTCGAATACTTACATAAGGGAATCGGTACAAGATCTTTCATCAAGACCATTAAACTAGCAGACACCGTAGAGGTTCGTGGTGCTGACTTTAAAGATGGTATCCTTCGAGTAGGTTTAGAGAATGTTATCCCAGAATCCAAGAAACCTCGTCAAATCGAGATTGGTGATGAGCTAGCATTAGTCACAAAACCAAAAGAACTATTAGTGGAAGAAAAAGAAGCAGCTTAACCGGGTAGGGGAGAGCAATCTCCCCTCTCATAAATATATTATGAAAAGTGATTTGATTAAAGATTTAGTTTCTTATCCGTTTTTGCGGAGAGGCAACTATCAACTCAAGATCTCGGTCTTGAAAAATATGAGTGTTGTCATTGTGGCTCATCATGTGCTAGATCTTGATAAGTTCTTTGTAAAGCACTTTAGCAGTTTAGAACATGCAGCAGATTTTATTGAATTTACTATTATAAAGGACGAACAAGATGGCAGACGTTAAACTATTCAAACTAACCAGTAGCGAAGAGATAGTAGCTACAGTGGTATCAACAGACAGCAATACTATAAAAATTAAGGATGCGGTTCTACTTATCTACCGACAAGCACAAGAAGGAGCTATGTCAGTTGGATTTGCACCATATATGCCTTATGCAGATGGTGATCTAGTGCTCAACTCAACAGCAATAGCTTCAACAGCTGATGTTAAACCAGACCTAGCCAGTGAATATAACCGTATCTTTGGCTCAGGTATTGTATTAGCACAGGCTAATGATGCAGCCTTCAAGGTATAGTAGCATCAATCCAAGGTAAGAAAATGATTCCTGGTGCACAGGAATGAGTCCAGCCGTGGGTGAAAAAAGTGAAATAATTGTTTACATTAAATCGATTATAGGATATAATACTCTTATAGATTGATAAATGGAGAGAAAAATGAAAAGACAAACATATTATTTTAAAGTAGGTAATGAAACCCATAAAGTTATAGCAGAGTCTATGGGTCATGCTATGCAATGGATGAACCGCCAAGTTATGGACCAGTTAAACAAAGGTCCATGGGCTTGGATGGATGGCGATAAGCCTAATACTTTTTATGCAGCCGGTGGAAATTATTGGGATTAATCGTTTACTTTAATTCTTTTTTGAGATATAATATACATTATGATAATCTATCCTTATATACCAAAGCGTAAACCTCGCAAACCTAATGCCAAACAGCGAGCTCTTAAAGACTCGTGGCAAGACTTGCTAGCAAAATATGACGTCAAACCTGGCCGTAAAATTAGCAAGTCTAAACTTCCATCAGATCCAGTCATAGTTCGTCGTGAAACACCGAACTATCCATCATTAAATAGTAATGTTGGTTCGACTGGCAAAAAAGAATCTATCCAATACACTGGTGATGCTATGATCGGCATCGGTCAGTTACATAAATCTAACGCCGTACCTATTTTCTCGGCAGAAGATGCAGTAAATATTTCAAAAATGAGGAGAAACTAAATGAAAGCTAAAAAAATATCAGTTCTTTTAGCGTCATTATTATTAGTTGTTGGCTGTAGTTCTAATCCTAAAGTTGCAACTATTACTAATCCGTTAGAAGCTAAACCTGACATTAAAAAACAAGAAGTTAAATTCTTGGAACAATATGGTCATGTGAAACTTGAATTCGACGAAAATGGCGAAGAATGGTTAGCACTTGAATCTACAGGTACTGCTCCATTAAATTTTAATCATGCTAATTCTCGTGAAGAGGCATTCATGGTTGCTAATATGAGAGCACAACGTAATCTTACAGAGTTCTTAAGTTCATCAGTTAAATCTGATAAATTTACTGACTCAGTTTCAAAAGTTGTATTAGATGACACTATCAATGGTAATACTACTGATCTTAAAAAACCAACTCAAGGTTTAGATGCATTAGGTGAAATGGTAGGTATTGATAAGACTGAAACTACTTCTGAAAATTCAGAAAAACGTAATCGTGCAAATAAAGTAGCACAAACAGTTAAAGAAACTATCAGTCAATCTGCTAATGGTATCTTAAAAGGTACTATGATAGTTGATCGTAAAATAGATCCTGATGTTAACATGGTTGCTGTGACAATCAGAGTTTCTAAAAAGTCTATCAATGCTTCTCGTAAAATTAGAAACCAAATGGATGGTGTATAATGATTCAATTTATAGTTGGAATTATTTTTGGATTTTATTTAGCAACTATTGGTGTTAGTGGAATAGTATCTGGAGTTAACACTGGTATTGATTATGCACAAGAAGCCGTATCTAATGCAGTTAAAAAGTAAAATCTTTGCAGCACTTTTTGCTTTAACTGCAGAAGCTAATGCTGAAGTTGTAACTGTTACTGGATACGGTCAAGACTATAATCAAGCTTTAACTCATGCTAAAATAGCAGCATTAGAAAAGGTTGTTGGTACTTTTATCATATCTGATACTGTTTGGAGATCTAATGAAAGTGTATTTGAACAAATCAAACAGTATAATGGTGGTGTTATTAAATCGTATGAAGTGATTAAAGCTTCTGAGCACGAGGTTACTATTAAAGCAGATGTAGATGTTATTAAGAATAATAAGATCCATGTTGATAATAATAACTTTGATACTGAACGTATGCATCAGACGATAGATAATTTTAAACAAAGAACTAATATTATAAGTTATCTTGATGATCCAAATAAAGCATTTCATGTAGTAACTAAGGATGTTATTATATCACCAAAAGACAGATACACAACCTTTAAAGTAATTAATACAGTTCAATGGCAACCAAAATGGATCTCAGATCTTGAATCTTATTCTAGGAATATTGGCGATGAAGGCAAAACTCATACTAATACTAAAGAACTTGCTTCAGCTGGCGTTTTAAATAAAGCAATGACAATCCATCCAGCTTTAGCAATTGCAGGATCTATGGTTTATCAAAATTTTAATAAACCTTATCCAGAATCAGATGATCCAATGGTTTGTTTTGCTCAATATAAAAATGCTGATGTAGATAAATGTTATACTATTGGAACTCAATTTTATAAAATGCCAACATATTCTGACATGAGAATGGAAGTACAAGCATTAGATATTAATGGTAAACAAATATATAAGAAACAGTTTACTATTACAGTAGATAATATGCTATCTAAAATGGGAACAGGTGAAAAAAATAATCTTAGAATTGTAAATAGAACATTTGATCAGCCAACTACAGTAATCTATCAAAGTGGAATTGAGAAGTTTGCAATAGATATTAATTTAGAAAACAATATTGCAAGACAGTTACATTCATTTGTTATTAAACCAGTATAGGAGAGGTTAATGAAAAAAATATGGGATCAATTTTGGGACTTATTGCCATGGATATCGATAGTTATTTTTATCATAGCATATATAACGTACTCAATAAATTTAGACTTTATATCATCTACACTTATGCTTCTCGCATTAGCAAATAACGTTTTATTAATTTCAACTAAAAAATAAGGAGAGAACCATGCCAGAAAAAGATTGGAGAACTGATAATTGGGCTGGACATAAACCAGTTAGCTATCGTTATAATGATCCTAATCTATATTTTCCACGTACTACCAAGGAGATTGGGTGGGGTAACTATGAACCTAATTTTGATGGTTTAGATAATTCACCTCGTGAGAAAATCAATTGGTGGGTAATAGCATTTTTTGTTGTATTATTTTTATTGCTACATAATTTAGGGATATTTTAATGGCAAAGAAAGAACTTGAATGGGTATTAGTTGAATGTGTAGACATGTTTCGTATGCGTTATATGGTACAGGTTCCTAAAGGTAAAAAGGAATACGCACTAGATACAGTGACACTTCATGAAGCTAAAGAATTCTCACAAGAACATCTCGGTGAAACAATTGTTTCTCATCGAGTTATCTCTGAGAAAGATGCTTTAGCTTTAGCTGCAGTAGATAATAAGTACGGTTCAGGATGGAGTAAAGAAAAAATGATACAAGTATTTTTTACTAAAGAAGGCGAAAAGGCAGATTGGGAATAAAATTAAAATACATGGAGGTATAAATGAAGATTAAATTAGATATTAGTGAAATACCTGACGAAGTTTATAACGGTCTCCTTATGGAGTTTGTAAAGAAAGCAATCATTGAAGGCGTGAACGTACCTCGTGGTGCTAAAGTAGAGGAATGGAATCTAACTGCAGAGTTAGTTATTCCTACAGTACATTAATGAAGATCTATATAAACAAACCAAAGGATAACTGGTTATCTCCTTACACTATTGTTGAGAATATAATTTTTTGGCGCGAGATTGACTATGATGAACCATTAGTTAAGAACATCATCAGGTATACAAAGCTTGGTTGGTTCTGCGGTAAATTATATGATATCCGTATGTTTATCAATCGTGACATCAGATATATTAAGATCGATCCGTGGGATGCTTGGTCACTTGAACATACACTATCACCAATCATCTTACCTATTCTTAAAGAACTGAAACGTGTTAAACACGGAGCTCCGTTTGTTGAGGACGACGATGTACCACCTAAATTAAGATCAAACAAAGGTGGTAAAATGGAAAATGCAGATATACATAGGATTGATGAACATGATGATAGTAAGTTCTTCAAGCGGTTTGATTATATCCTTGATGAGATGATCTGGACTTTTGAACAGTTATCTATGGACGATCATGAAGGTCAGTTCTACGATCATACAGAATCTCGAAAAGAAAAAGATATTAATAAGTCAGTTCGCAAACTTAAAGTAGATCGAGTTGGTTTAAGAAAACATAACGAACGTATTAATAATGGCCTTCGTCTATTTGGTAAATATTATAGAACGCTATGGGATTAATATGAAACTATTTTTAGACTGCGAATTTACTAATTTTAATGCAGATTTAATCTCTATGGCTTTAGTGTCAGAGAATGATGATGAGTTTTATGAAGTCGTTCCATTTAGACATTTAATGTGTCATCCATGGGTTATTAATAATGTTATACCGATCTTAAAGAAAGAAGAGATCAGCTATGAAAGGTTTCAAACAAAGCTTCGACAATACCTTAATAGATTCGATGAGATTGAAGTAATTGCTGACTGGCCTGAAGACTTCTATCATTTTAGTAGATCTCTTGTATCTGGTCCAGGTGAGATGATTGGAGTCAACTGTAAGATAACAATGACGCTAGAAAGACGTTTAGATTATACATCAGCACTTCCTCATAATGCTTTAGAAGATGCTAGAGCAATTAAAGCTGGATATCTTAAAAAATATACAGTATGACACTAGAAGAACTAGAAGAACTTTGGCAGAAGATGTATGAATTCTATGGAGATCGATTAGCTAATCCTGATCATGAACCTAGAAGATTTGAGTGGCAATGCAAGCTATATAAGTATATAAATAATAATGACCAAAAGTCAACTCATTAATAACTCCCACAAGGAAAATAAAATGGAATTTAAAAATAAAGACGAAGTAGTCGTCGTCGATGAAACAAAGACTACAGTATTTGAAGCAAAACAAGTAGATCCTGTATATCCATGTGATAATGCGGGTGTTTTAAAATATGAATGCAGTAAGAGATGGCTGGAATCATTATCTGACTGCGCTTAATTGAAGGAGTATATTATGAATGTAGTATTGATGATCTTTGGTATGAGTTTTATAGACAACATCACCCAACCACCGCAGACTTCACAAGCCGTGGTTATCAATGTAGCCAAATACGAACCAAAATCAGTGTCACCTGATTCACACGATGACATGTGGGATCCTAATTGGATTAACAAATCAAATCAATAACTTATAAGTGGTTGATTTTACACATGAATTTATTTCACCCTACCAGTGAAAAATATGTTTACTTTAATTCGCCTATAGGATATAATATTCTTATAGATTAATTAAAGGAGAGAGTAATTATGAAACAAGCGACAGCATTTAAAATTATCCAAAAAGAAGCAGACTTTCTAGGAAAACCATTCTTAGAGACTTGCGAAGATATTAAAAAATATCGTCGAATGGTTTATAGCCCTACGGTTGTAGAAGCATTCGATATCGTTTTCGCGGTTGGTCAAAAATTCTTTGCAGAGGTTGAATAATGAGAACCTCTTCAAACTATATCACAACTTTAGATCCAATGTCCGCGGTGGATATGGAAAAACTTAAATTGATTCGCGAAGCAGTATCACACGCAAATAAAAATAGATCTCGTAAAAAATATGTAAAGTTACATGGTCGTGGACCAAGGATTTTACCAGCATTTTCCGCAGGTAAAAGTCCATTTGCATTTCAACGCGAATTACCTCTAGAATACGCGCAAAGAATGGATGTTTATATCTATGACAGAAGTCTTTGATATTCTACAAGACTTGGCAGCAAATCCAAGTCGTAATTATAAGATCGCAAAATTACAAGAACATGAGAATAATAAAGTTCTTCGAGAAGTAGTTCGTTTAGCTTTAGATCCTTTTACTCAGTTCTATGTTAGAAAAATTCCAAAGTATGAAGCAACAGGGAGTGGTTGTCTTCTAGAAGCTATGGATAAACTGTTTGAGTTAAGCAGCAGGCTTGTTACAGGCAATGCTGCAATCCAACACCTCGCTCAGGTCCTTGAATCTCTCTCTCCGACTAACGCTATGGTACTTGAACGTATTATAGCCAAGGACCTGAGATGCGGTGTATCAACTGCAACTGCTAATGAAGTGTGGATGGGATTAATTAAAGAATATCCTGTTATGTTATGTTCTGGTTATGAACAGAAACTAATTGATAAGATTAAATGGCCAGCAATGGTTCAACTTAAAATGGACGGCATGAGGTTTAATGCCGTCGTTCGCGATGGAGCAGTTGAGTTTAAAACTCGTAATGGAAAAACTATCGATTTACTTGGTAATATTGAAGATGAGTTTATTGAACTTGCTAATGGTATGGATATTGTTTATGATGGCGAATTGGTTGTCGTAAATAAAGATGGTATCCTTAATAGACAAACAGGTAATGGTATCCTTAATAAAGCATTAAAAGGAACCATATCTGATACTGAAGCATCGATGGTTAGAGCTATTATATGGGACGTTATTCCATATATGTACTTCACAACAGGTGAATGCCCTACTCCATATAAAGAACGATTTTCACGCATAAAAGAAACTCGTAAGATTAGTAAAGTACAATCATATATTGTAGAAAATATCGAAGATGCTCAAGCAAAGTTTAAAGAGTATTATGACCAAGGTGAAGAAGGTATTATTCTTAAAGACATGAACTCTCCATGGGAAGATAAGAGAGCAAAACACCAAATTAAATTCAAGGGAGAACTTGAATGCGATCTGAAAGTCGTTGGTTATGAAGAAGGTACAGGTAAATACATAGGTAAATTAGGAGCCTTAATCTGTGAATCAGATGATGGTATTATTAAAGTTAAAGTTGGGAGTGGATTTAACGATGAAGATCGCGAGAAAATTAAAGAGCAAGATGCACTCGGTAAAGTGGTGGCTGTCAAGTACAACGCTCGTATTAGGAGCAAACACGAAGGTGAGAGTTTATTCCTCCCAATCTTTGTGGAGATCCGTGAAGACAAAAATAAAGCAGATTCGTCTGGGAGTATAAAATAATGGGCAAAATGAAAGAGATCTATACAATCGAACAAGAAGTCGCCCGTGACACCGAGATCACACTTCTTGAGAGGATTGATGAATCTATTAGACACCGCCAAAAGAAGGGTCTTTGGCGATTATGGTCAAAAGCTTTAGGAGAAAAAGCTTCTGATTGTGACGTTGAAGCTGATAAGGTTTCTATTATAAGAACTATAATTGTAGGAGTAAATTTTATCACCTGTTTATTCATTATTGCTGGTATTATAAGACACTGGTAGCATAAATATAAAACACACTCTTATAAGGAGCGCATATGAAATACTTAGCGCTTTTGTTATGGCCTTTATCAGTTTTAGCTGCAGATCTTCCAAAAGAACTGTATATGCCTAATGATGATAATGGATTTGTAGTAGTAACCATTGAGGAATGTAAAATTGATGAAGCTAAAAAAGAGTACCCATATAGAGCTTATGCAACAGAAGCTGATGGTACTATGCATGAAGGTTGCTGGGTTGATCCAGACCTCCATAGCAAGCATCGTGACATTCCTATATTTAATCTCATTTTTGGTCCGGGCTTAGTTGTTACATATAAGCAATACCTATTTTCTGAGGAAAAGAAACGTTGGGTCGTTACTCCAACTATTGAAGTTAAACCAACTTTATAAGTTTACTTTAATTCTTTTTTGTGATATAATTACATTATGAGTAAATTCTATACATCTGTCGTCAAGTACGGCAACAAGCTTCTATTTCGTTATGTCAATAATGGCAAATCATATAGCTCAAGAGTTAACTATGGTCCTACCCTTTACGTTCCAGTAAATAAACAAACCAACCATAGATCTCTTGACGGCTATAATCTTCATGAGATGAAATTCAAAGATCTTAATGAAGCTCAAGACTTTGCTGATCGATATAAAGAGGTCAAGAATACAAAAGTATTCGGTCAAACCCAGTTTGCATATCAATATATCTCAGATGAATATCCAAAGACTATTAATTGGGACAAAGATCTCATCAAACTATTCTCATTGGATATTGAAACATCTACAGAAAATGGATTTCCAAATATAGTTGAAGCAAATGAAGAAATTCTTCTTATTACTATTAAAGATAATTCCCATAAGCAAATAGTAACATTTGGTACACGAGAATACACATCCACCCGTGATGATGCTAGATATATTAAATCAATAGATGAATCAATGATGCTTAGAACATTTATTGACTTTTGGCAACGTAACTGTCCTGATGTTATTACTGGTTGGAATTTAGATGGATTTGATATTCCATATTTAGTTAATCGAATACGATTATTACTAGGCGACGAATGGGTAAATAAGTTATCACCATGGGGTCTTGTTAATACAAAAAGAACTGGTAATAGCGGCCAAAGAATGGTATCTGGAAATAGTCCAGCAGCTCCTGAAGGATTTTCATATGCATTTGTAGGCATATCAACATTAGATTATTTAGATCTCTATAAAAAGTTTACATATCAAAATCAAGAGTCTTATAAACTAGATTATATTGCTCAACAAGAACTTGGTGAAAAGAAACTTGAAAATCCATATGATACATTTAAAGAATTTTACACCAATGATTGGGATAAATTTGTTAAGTACAATATACATGACGTAGAACTTGTAGATAAACTTGAAGATAAGATGAAACTTATCGAGTTAGTTTATACTATGGCATTTAATGCTAAGATTAATTTTGAAGATGTATTCAGTCCAGTTAGAATGTGGGATGTTATCATCTATAATTATCTTAAAGAACGTAACATAGTTATTCCTCTTAAATCAGATAATACTAAATCTGAAACATTTGAAGGCGCTTATGTTAAAGATCCTCTTGTTGGACAACATAAGTGGGTTGCTTCATTCGATCTTAATTCCCTATATCCTCATCTTATTATGCAATATAACATGAGTCCTGAAACTCTATCAGATACTAGACTAGATCTAAATGTCGAAAAACTTCTTAATAACGAACCAATAGATATATCAAAGATTGCAGGATTAGCTGTCACAGCAAATGGATGGTGTTATAAAAAAGATACTAAAGGTTTCTTACCAGCTTTAATGGAAGAGATGTATAACAATCGATCTAAGTTTAAAAAGATGATGCTTAAAGCAGAACAAGAATATGAGAAGACAAAAGATCCTCAACTTGTTAAAGAGATATCCAAGCTTAAGAATCTTCAAATGGCTATGAAGATCGCGCTAAACTCTGCTTATGGTGCAGTTGGTAATCGATACTTTAGATATTATGATCTACGTATCGCAGAAGGTATTACATTATCTGGTCAATTATCTATTCGATGGATGGCTAACAAACTTAATGACTTCATGAATAAAACCATGAAAACAAAAGGTGAAGATTACGTGATTGCGATAGACACTGATTCGATATATCTCACCCTGGAGAAATTAGTTGAATCTACTTGTCAAGGTAAGAATACTGAACAAAAGATCGAATACATGGATAAGATTTGTGAAAAGGTATTTCAACCTTTTATCGATGGAGGTTATCAAGAACTAGCAACATATATGAATGCATATGCTCAAAAGATGCAAATGAAACGAGAAGTTCTGGCCGATAAAGGTATATGGGTTGCTAAAAAGCGATATGTATTAAACGTACATAATTCCGAAGGAGTTCAATATGCGAAACCTAAGATTAAAGTTATGGGCCTTGAAATGGTTAAATCGTCGACACC